AATTACATATATTTTATCTGATTTATCTGTAATTGAACCTGCTCCGAAAATTAAAAAATTACCAGATTTTAATTGCACGATTGAAATATCAAAAGAATTTTCTGATAAGTTCTTAAAAGCTAAGAGCGGTATGCCTGAAGCAGATAATTTCGCAGTTATATCAAACGATAATGGTACTGAGATTGTTCTTAATTATTCTACAGTAAACACCAATAGAATTAAGTTTCAAGTTAATAGCACGTCAGTTGCAACATTAAAAGCTACTTGCTTTTCATCAAATATCTTTAAAGAAATATTATCTTCTAATAAAACAGCCGAATCTGGTATATTTGAAGTGTCTGATCAAGGATTAGCAAAAGTAACATTTACCGGTAAAGATTTTACATCCGTTTATTATTTAGTACAACTTTCAGTTCAATAAAATATTATGATAAATATAGAAACAATATTAGAAACAAATAAACTTAAAGATTCATTTTTAAAGAATATGAATAATGTAGTTCCGTCGTATGTGACAGGTTCTAAGAAGCACTTTAAATTTGTAAATTGGGTTATAGATGAGTCTTTAGATTCTAATCTTAAATTAGTTAATGATATTACGGTACTATCAAATGAACGTAGTAATTTAGAATCATTTGAAGAATATAAAATTCGTCAGAAGATGCAACGTTTATTAATGAAATATCGTTATATGTTTACAACAGACATATCTACTAAATAAAAAGAAATGATAAAAAAGGAGCACGACATTTGGACAGAAGCCTATAGGCCCCAAACAATCGACGATTATATTGGAAATGAGCATATAAAAGAAAAAATCAGATTATACTTACAGAATATGGATATGCCGCATCTTCTTTTAAGCGGACCTCCAGGAACTGGTAAAACAAGCTTGGCTAAGCTAATTACAAATACCTTTGAGTTTGAGATGTTATATATAAACGCATCTGATGAAAACTCAGTAGATATAATTAGAGAAAAAATTAAGTCTTTTGTAAGTACTATTAGCTTTAATAAATTTAAAGTAGTTATTTTAGATGAAGCAGATTATACGACGATAAATGCTCAAGCAGCTTTACGTAACTTAATGGAAACATTTAGTAATCATGCAAGATTTATTTTAACATGTAATTACATAGATAGGATTATTCCAGCTATACAAAGTAGATGTCAATCATTTCAAATTATACCGCCGAACAAAAAAGAAGTTGCAGAGCGAATAGTAAAAATACTGAACAATGAAAATATTATTTTTGATATTAAAGATGTAGCTGTATTTGTAAATGAAGGATATCCTGATATTAGAAAAGTAATTAATTTATGTCAACAGCATTCAATAAACGGAGAACTAGTACCTGATAAGACTGTTTCTTCAAGAAAAGCATATACATTACAATGTATTGATATATTAAAAACAGAATCTAATCCAAAGGAAGCATTTACTAAGCTACGTCAATTAATTGCAGATTCTAAAATAAAGGACTTTGCAGATTTATTTAGAGTATTGTATGATGAAATAGATTCTTACGGAACAGGTCATATAGGAGCTATTATATTAATAATCGCAGAATATCAGTATAAAGATTCTTTTTCTGTTAATAAAGATATAAACATAGCTGCGATGTTCGCTCAAATAATTTCAGAACTTAATAAAAAATAAAATGAACTTATCAAAATCACAAAATACAAATCAAAGAGGTCAAGGATTAAATATTAATATATCAGAACAACCTACTTATGTATGTGGGATAGAACTAGAAGATAATGTATTATGCGAAGGCGATACATTTTTTCCTGTAGTATTTTTTAAAACATTGTCTGCTTTAATATCACCTTCAGGAGCTGAAGAAATTGTGCCCGTTCAAACTTTTAGATGTAGTTCATGCGGCTCAATTCCTAATCACGAAATATTCCCTAAACCATAATGGCAACAACAGTCTTTGATCTCGTAAAAATAATGACGTCAACCGAAAGACGTTGGGTTGATTTAACTGAAGAAGAAAAGAAAGCAACGGAGCCTTATATGATTATAATGATCTTATCAATGCATCCAGATCTTTTAGATATTTGTAATGAATTTCAAAGATATGCTATTTCTTCTCAGTTAACTCCTAAAGAAGTATATGGCTTTTTTAACGACGTATTGCCCAAGAAAAGTTATTATAGTACTTGGATAAAGAATAAAAAAGAAAGTTCGTATAATGAGCTATTAATGGGTATATTTGCTAAAGAATATGTATGTTCCCGCTCGCAGGCTGAGGAGTATTTGGATTTATTGTTTAACACTAATAATCTTGAAGGGGTTGTAAAGGTTGTAAGTAAATACGGATATTCTGAAGCAGAAGTCGAGGCGATTATTTTAAATAAGCCATTACCTAAATCAAAGCCAAAAAAAGTAACTACATCATCAAAAAAGAAATCAACAAAATGATAAAATATATTTTAGTATTTATAACAATGGCATTGACAGATTATTTTTGGGGTGTATACATTAAATCTATAACCTTTGGATATCCAATGCGAGCAGCCATATATGGCGCGTTTATTATGTTGTGCGGAGCATTTACTGCTATAAGTTATATTTCAGATCATTGGGCATTAATACCTGCAGTAATCGGAGGTATGTTAGGAACATATTTGTCTGTTAAATACAATAAACATTAAATGGGAGAACAAACTAAGAAAAATTCAATTATAGAAAGTATTACTAATACATTAATTGGAATTATAACTACTTTTATATTTAGCCCGATTATATATAGTATGGTAGGTATTACATATACATTTAGCCAATTAGGTATGGCTACTATTTTATTTACGATATTATCAATAGCTCGTGGCTATATTATAAGAAGATGGTTTAACAAGAAAACAAATTAAGATGAATACAGAAAATACATACGAACATGTAAATCACCCAAGCCATTACAATACTTTTAGTAAAGAAGTTATTGATATGATGGTAGATATTTGGGGTTTTGAAAAAACAATTGCTTTTTGTGAAATGAACGCATTTAAATATAAAATGCGTATGGGCGATAAACCAAATCAACCATTAGAACAAGATGCTAAAAAATCTAAATGGTATTTAGATAAGGCAAAAGAATTAAAATCTAAGTTTGATATTTATGGGGCATTAGATCCTATTACAGAGGTAATATATAAATGATAAGATAATAATGAAATATAATACTATAATTATATCTGATTTACATTTAGGAAGTAAAGCATCTAGAAAAGACGACATCTTAGGATTCTTAGAAAATCTTGAAACTAATACATTAATATTAAATGGTGATATAATTGATGGATGGTCTTTAGCTCGTGGGTCTAAATGGACTAAAAAAGATTCAAAAATAATTAGAAAGATTTTAAAGATATCTGAAACGGGTACAGATGTTATTTGGATACGTGGAAACCATGATGACTTTTTAAAAGAATTTCTTCCATTTTATCTAGGAAATATTAAAATTGTAGAAGATTATATACATCAATATAATCAAACTCGTTATTATATTTTTCACGGAGATGTTTTAGATATTTTTATTACGAAAATAAAGTGGTTAGCATATATAGGGTCTATTGGGTATGATATTGCTTTATGGATAAATCGATGGTATAATAAATGGAGATCTTTTAGAGGCTTACCTTATTATTCTATATCTAACGACATTAAGAAGGGTATTAAGAAAGCTACTAATTTTATAAATGATTTTGAAGATAATGCTAGACGATTAGCCTATCAAAAAGGGTGTACCGTTGCAATATGCGGTCATATTCATCACCCAGCAATAAAAGATCATTATCTTAATTCAGGTGATTGGTGTGAAAATTGTACTGCATTAGCAGAATTAAAGAATGGCGATTGGAAATTAATAAGTTATCATTCCTCAGAGGCTGTGAAATCTAAATAATTATAATAAAATAAATTTGGATCTTTGAAATGTTTTCCTTATCTTTAAGTATGAAAAGAACATTATATTCACGCGCAACCACAGGAAAAGTCCTAGAATGG